CTGCAAGAATTGGTGATACGGCTCTTGGTGCTATTACACAAAACGTACAGTCTATTTTTGATGCTAACATTAAAGACTCTACGGTATTTGACAGTGTAGTTATTCCAGACAAAACACAATATAGAATATTTTTTACAAAAGAAGGACAAGCAGAAAGTATTACAAAAGGTATTATCTGTGTTAGAAGAGAAAACAATTTTGAGTTTTCTGAAATACGAGGTATAAAACCTTCAGCTACAGACACATTAGTTATTGCTGGTGACGTGGTTGTATTACATGGAGGTTTTACAGGATATGTACATAGACAAGAATCTGGTAATACTTTTGATGGTACACCTATTTTAGCTAGGTATAGAAGTCCCGATTTAAGTTTTGGTGATACTGGTATTAGAAAACATATGCAAAGGGTAATTGTTAATTACAAACCTGAATCAGCTATTGACGCAGATTTATTTTTACGTTATGATAATGAGGCATCCGATTCAGCAAGACCAAATGCATATCCTTTAGATTCAGCAGAGGTAGCCTCACAGTTTGGTAATGCTTTATTTAGTGTATCAGGGGCTACTGTTCAATTTGTTTTTGGTGGTCCTTCACAACCTCTTGTAAGGCAACCAGTAGAAGGATCAGGATTTTCTGTAGTGTTAAGAGTTAATGACGGTGGTGAAACTGCACCATATTCACTTAAAGGATTTCAGTTAGAGTATCAAGTAGGAGCAAGACGTTAAATGGGTGCTACATACACAAGACAATCATCTTTTACAGACGGTGACGTTATCACTGCTGATTTATTCAATGATGAATATGATCAGATTTTAGCTGCCTTTGCTTCTAGCTCTGGTCACACACATGATGGTACTGCTGCAGAAGGTGGTCCTATTACAAAGCTATTAGGTACATCTATTACAATAGGTGATGCTACTTCAGGTACAGATATTACTGTAACCTTTGATGGTGAGACTAATGATGGTGTATTAAAGTGGATGGAAGATGAGGACTACTTTGAGTTCTCTGATGATTTACTTATTGCCTCTACAGAAAAGATACAGTTTCGTGACACTGCTATTTATATTCAGTCTAGTGCTGATGGTCAACTTGATCTTGTAGCAGATACAGAAATACAAATTGCTGCTACCACTATTGATATAAATGGTCTTGTAGATATATCGGGTAATCTATCTGTAGGTGGTAACTTAGATGTTACAGGAACAATAGACTTTAGTGACAGTAATATTACTAATGCTGGTTCAATAGGACTAGATAGTATCTTTGGAGATGCAGACAGTAACACAAGTATTACATTTAGTGGCTCTGATGTTATTACAGTTGCAACAGGTGGTAGTACTGCTTTTACAGTTAATGCAGATCAGTCTGTAACTTTCTCTGGTAATGTAATAATTGGTAGTGCAAACATAGCAGAAGCAGAACTAGAGATACTTGATGGTGCTACTGTTACTACTACAGAACTAAACATTATAGATGGTGATACTTCTGCTTCTGCAACTACAGTAGTAGATGCAGACCGTGTTGTGTTTAATGATGCTGGTACAATGAAACAGGTAGCAGTAACAGACCTTGCTGCATACTTTGACGATGAAATAACTGCAATGCCTAACCTAGTTACTACTGCAGCTACAACAGTAGGAGCACTTAACTCAGGTAGTATTACATCAGGCTTTGGTACTATTGATACTGGTTCTAGTGCTATTACTACTACTGGACTTATCTCTGGTGGTTCTCTTGATATTGATGATGTAGTAATTAATGGTTCTACTATAGGACACACAGATGATACTGATCTTATAACTGTTGCTAGTGGTATTGCCACAGTTGCAGGTGAACTATCTGTAACCACCTTAGACATTGGTGGTACTAATGTTACTTCTACAGCAGCAGAGTTAAACATTTTAGATGGAGTAACTTCTACTGCAGCAGAACTAAACTTACTAGATGGTGTATCAGGATTAGTACAGGCAGACTTTACTAAACTAGCTGCAGTTGATTCTACAGCAGCAGAGTTAAACATTGTTGA